CCAGAATTTCGGAATGTGTGGAAAAACAATAGGATCCTTCAGGAGAAATGTTCTGTTCTGGCTCAAGCTAATGCTCCGATCCAGAGGTTACAGTGTTGCTGATCATAGAGCAGATAACCTGATGGTAGTAACAAGAGGAGATATAACTAATTACTTTTACATATTTGGCGGTAAAGACGAGCGGTCGCAGGATCTGATACAAGGTATCACCCTGGCAGGCTGCTTTTTTGATGAAGTGGCATTGATGCCGGAATCCTTCGTTAACCAAGCAACCGGCCGTTGCTCTGTAGATGGATCCAAGTTCTGGTTTAACTGCAATCCAGACGGACCATATCACTGGTTCAAGATCAATTGGATAGATAAGATCATCGAAAAGAATTTGCTGTATCTGCATTTCACAATGGATGATAACTTGAGCTTATCCGAGAAGATCAAAGCAAGATATAGATCAATGTACACCGGTGTATTTTTTAAGCGATATATATTAGGTCTCTGGGTGGTGGCTGAAGGCGTTATCTATGATATGTTTGATAAAGCTAAACACACTGTTGGTAGGCTAGTGGATCTGCTCACAGATATATATTATGTTAGCGTTGACTACGGTACCCAGAATGCAACAGTATTTCTATTATGGTGTAAGGATCGTTCTGGCAAGTGGATATGTATAAAAGAATATTATTACTCAGGAAGGGATGAATCAGAGCAAAAGACGGATGCAGAATATGCAGATGATCTGAAAGAGTTTCTAGGAGGTATTAAACCGAAGGCTGTCATCGTGGATCCGAGTGCAGCTTCTTTTATTGCTGAGCTAAGAAAAAGGGGATACAACATCAAGAAGGCAAAGAATGATGTTCTTGATGGTATTCGTTATGTTGCTACATTACTAAATCAAAATATGATAGCGTTCTCGGAATCATGTGTTAACACGATTAAGGAATTCAGTTGTTATATCTGGGATGCCAAGGCCTCTGATCATGGAGAGGATAAACCGATAAAGCAACATGACCATGCAATGGATGCAGTGAGATACTTCTGCTATACAATACTCTTTAAAGGTAATGGAATACAGGTATTAAAATAAAGGCAGGTGATAATTTGGAATTAGATGCAATAAAGAAACTGATAAAGAAATACACTCCGTATCATGCGGATCTAAACGTCAAGTCAGCGATTGCAGAGAGATACTACCAGAATAAGAATGATATTCTCTTTCCGGATAAATCTAAAGAAAGGGATGAATCCGAGAGTCCGTTAAGAAATGCAGATAACCGGATTCCGTCAAACTTCCATGGACTTCTTGTGAATCAGAAGGCTTCCTATATGTTTACCGCGCCACCGTTGTTCGATATCGGGAACGAAGCCGCTAATAAGAGAATTACGGAGGTTCTGGGAGATGAATATGCCAAGACCTGCAAGGATCTCTGTATTAACGCTTCCAATAGCTCAGTTGCGTGGCTACATTATTGGAAGGATGAGAAAGGTGAATTCGAATACGGGGTGGTTGATTCCAAGCAGGTTATTCCGGTATGGTCAAAGAGTCTGAAAAAGAAGCTCTTTGGGGTATTGAGAATATATCCGGATATTGATGATGACGGAGAAGGCTATACTGTGTATGAATATTGGAATGATATCGAATGCCAGGCGTTTCGTCGGAAGGATTCTGATGCTGTGGACGATGGCTTGGAAGAATATATGATGTTCACCACCTTTATCGAAAATGATCAGAGCAGCGAGTTAACCAGCACATTTAAACATAACTATGAGTCAGTACCGTTTATTCCCTTCTTTAATAACAATATTAATACGGACGACTTGGTAAATATCAAAAGGCTTATTGATACATATGACAAGGTATTTAGTGGGTTTGTGAATGACCTGGAAGATATCCAGGAGATCATTTTTATTTTATCCGGATACGGTGGCACAGATCTGAAGGAGTTCGTCCAAGATCTGAAGGAATATAAAGCTATCAAGGTAGATGCGGATGAAGGCTCTGGTGTTTCCGCCCTTACTATTAACATTCCGGTGGAAGCCAGGGAGAAGCTGCTGACCATAACTAGAAAAGCTATCTTTGAACAAGGACAGGGAGTTGATACCCAGCCTGATAGTTACGGAGATAAGTCAGGGGAGGCACTGAAGTTCATGTATTCTGTTCTGGAGCTGAAAGCAGGCTTGATGCAAACGGAATTCGAGCTTGCCTTCGGTACCTTTGTAAAAGCTATCTGCAGGTATCTTGGAACTGAAGGAAAGTCAATCACTCAGACCTGGACACGAACGGCCATTAAGAGCGACACCGAGTTAGCTGATATTGCTCAGAAGAGCTCCGGTATTATTTCTCGCAAGACCATCATTAAGCACCATCCGTGGGTTGAAGATCCCGAACAGGAAATGAAGCAGATTGAAGAAGAGGAAGCGGCTCCTGAGGATGAAATGATCAACCAGAATAAAGCTGATCTGGAGGCAAAAGAAAAGCAGGTGATTGGAAATGCCGAAGAGTAAGCAATACTGGCAAGAACGCCAGGAGCTTAAATACTTATCCGGAGAGCAAAAGGTTAATGATTACTATGCCGGATTGAAGAAATCCTTTGAGATGGCAAAGAGAGATATACAGTATGTCATTAATGGACTAACTTTAAGATATAGCATTTCCAACGAAATGACATATGCTGATGCTATGAAAGCCTTAAACAAAAAGGAAATAGGTGAGCTTAAGGACTTTATAGACAGGGTTGCTCAGAATATTGGTAAGTATGATCTAAAGTTGGAGAACATGTCAGTCAAGGCCAGGATAACCCGCTATGAAGCAATGCTGATGCAGGTTGATGCGCTGCTTCAAGAACTTTACGCCGTTGAGTATCAGCATAAAGGCGAAGAGCTCCTAAAAGATGTCTATTCGGACAGTTATTACCGGTCCTGGTATAACATTGATCAGTACCATGGTTTTCACCAGGAATTCGCTCAGGTCAGTACCCAGACAATCGAGGAGCTTATTACATATCCCTTTGATGGAGCGGATTTCTCCACGAGGATCTGGAAGCAGAAAGACCATATGCTTCATCAGTTGAACGAATCCATCACATCGATGCTGATCCAGGGGCGTAATCCTCAGACATTGGCTAATGACTTTTCAAAGAAATTTGAAACTAAGGAATTCGAAGCTTATCGGCTCTTACATACAGAAGGATCCTTTATCATGGAACAGTCTTCTCAGGCTGCTTACAAGGAGGACGGTGTAGAGAAATATAAATGGTTGGCAACACTGGACTTAAAGACATGCGAGAGATGCCGAGAGAGAGACGGGAAAACTTATGATGTAGATAAAGCCGTTGTTGGTGTCAATATGCCTCCGCTGCATTCCTTCGATCGGTGTACAACAGTACCGCATTATGATAACGAGAACATGGTTGATCGGACAAGGATGGCACGGGATCCAGTGACAGGTAAAGGTTATGAGGTCTCGGCCGACATGAATTATAAGCAATGGCATAAGGAATTCATTGAAGATAATCCAGGAGCTGCCGTTGCCGAAAAGAAATGGAAGAATCGTAAATCCGACAAGCATCAATATGAGGGCTATAAGAATATACTAGGTGAGGATTATTTGCCAAAGTCATTTGATGTATTCCAGGAATTAAAATACTCTGGAGGCAATGAGTACGGCATACTGAAGGCGCAAGTAAAAGGTATGAGTTATTATAATAAGGCGATTACAAATGAGCCCGAGATCACCGATCACATAAAGGAGGTAGCTGAATCTGTTGGAATGGATACGGTCGGGATTGAGTATAGAATTAAAGGCAAGGATTCTTATCTAAGAAAAATAAAAAGCAAATACAATCCGGCTGGAAATGAATATGAAGTTAAAGATATCATAAGATATACCTATACTACATCTCCAGTGGATTTATCAGAAAAAGCCTTAAATGCTATTGAAGTTCATAAGAGCATGGGATACAATACACTTGAGGTTAAGAATTACTGGATAGTAGATACAGACCCTTATAATGGAATTAATACTACCATTCAATCACCTTCAGGACAGAAATTTGAGCTTCAGTATCATACTTCTGAGAGCTTTGAACTTAAAAACGGCAAACTACATGATCTATATGAAGAGCAGCGCCTGATTAGTGATAGATCAAGCGAAGAATATCTGAGGCTAGATGATGAAATGTATGAGTTATCTGATGAACTTACCATTCCGGCAGGAATAGAAAGGATAAAGTCGCATGGACAAGGTTAGATATTTACGTCTTACAGATTACGATCATAGAGGAGAAATAGTAAAACAGGTAGGAAGAAAATTCTTCCTCATGAAAAAAGATTCTATGACGAGAATTGGACTTGGACCTTATTTTTATCCGGATGCTCCAGAGTTTGAATGCTACGAGGAGATTTCCGAGGAAGAAGCAAATAAAATAATAGAAGTTATGTAGAGCCATCTATCATTAAGGTAGGTGGTTTTATTATGCTTAAATTATAAGGTGGAGAAGAATTACATAATAGGTTGAAATGTGTAATTTTGTGTAATATAATGGATATAATTAGAGGAGATGATCAATATGATTGATGAAATACTTATATTTATTAAAGATAATTCAAATATAATTACATTACTAGGTATCTGCCTAACATTTTCCGTAAGCATAATTTCTATGTATTTTACAATACGAAATAATAAAGCTATTCACTATGTTAATGCAATAACTAAAAATAGAGTTGAGTGGTTATATAAATTAAAAGAATACATATCAGAGTTTTCAAGTGTTACTATGCTAGAGATGGCTGATTTATATGCAAAGGATGTAAAAGATAGAGAGCTTCATTTTAGTACTATCGAAAAGTTGAGAAATTTAATTTACATGCATTTGAATTTTAAAGATGATATTGATAATAAAATTATAAATAGTATAGATCAAATAATAACTGCTCATAATGAAGCTTATCAACTATCACAGTTATACTATGAAAAAGGTCAAGTTAAAGAAATAAATTTAAGTGCTGCTCATTTTGCTATCTATCCAGTTGTTAAAAGAATAGCATGTAGCTATTTTCATATCCAAGATGAGGGAGATGAAGGAGAAAATGAATGTATAGATAAATTTTACGAGATAAAAGATAATGAATTAATGCTAGCAGAATTTATGATGTATTTTTATAATGAAACTGGAAAAATATTTTCAAGAATTAATAGTTTGAGAGATATTTTAATAGGGCATGTAAGAATATATCTAAAATTTGAATGGAATCGAATTAAAATCGAAGCAAAAGGTAAAAAGTATACAAAATATAGACAAAATAAAGATTTAAAGAAATTATATAGTGACTACAAAAAAATAAATCCATCAGTTCAACTGACTTTATAAAATTAGTTTATATCTAAATACGATTTATTTAAAAAACTTTATTAAGATCTAAGAGATAGGCAGTAACCGTCAAACAAGAAAGTGGATGTTAAATGCATCACATTTATGAGATAATCACTTAAATTACTATTACAAGTATTTTGAGCCACTCAAAATACTAC